TTGAAGTCCCGCAGCAGAGTCAGGTTCTTCCGGCGCTTCATACACGCGGCAACATGCTCGTTGAGCACCGTGTCCATGTAGATTCGCTGCATCTCCGTCCGGTAGGGGAAGAAGAATTCCTCCGCCTGGGTGATCGCCCGGCGCCAGGATTGAATGTCCTGCCGGATTCTAAAAAATTGGATCCTAGTTATTGCGTAGGATAAATTCTGCTTCGCCGCCATGCTCTTCGGGTCGTGCATGTACGCCTGATCATAGGATGACTCCGGGAAGTAGAAATTCCGATGCTGCTGGACCTTGGCGCGTATGTTATGCAGGTTGGGCATTTACTTTCAATGAATGATGAGTAAAAATCCACATTTCTCGTTCGGAATCCCATTTTCTTTCCGGCTGACATCGGCAATCGCAATGGGGCCAATCCAACGGATCACCTTCAGCCCCAAGAATAGTTTTCCTATCGTGCATGTGCAATTCTTCGGCAGGAATGATATGTCTTTTCACATCGACCATTATTCTTTGGTTTCTTCCGCCGTGAATTCATTCAGCAGGGTGCGGTAAGCCGCAGCGCATGTCCGCGCGAAGTCGCCGGGCTGCTTCCGCCAATAGCTGTAATCTTCCATCAGGTCTTTGAGGAGCTTTTCTTCCTGATCGGGTTCGAAGGCCTTGTCGTCGTCTCTCATCGATGCCGGAATCCTTTCGTGACCGTTCGTCCGGCTGTCCACCGTCAACGTCTCATCCTTCGTAATCTCTGCTTTCTTGTGCATGCCTGGTTTGCCTGCCATAAGTTATTGATTTAATAGCTATTTTGAAGTTTTACCGTCGATCCACTCCGAATTCTTGCCCCTTCAGGCGGCTGTATCGCTGCGAGCCCAGGAGTTATGTCCCCTTTCATGCTCATGGTCAGCCATCCCATTGCCTCTTTATACCCCGCCACCCGTTCGTCCGGGATGTTCTTAGGCGCGATCCGGCGGTAGAGGTAGTAAAGCACCAAAGCTATATAATGTTGCAAAATACTCTGATTCCGATTATCACCGGCGACGAAGTAAGTTGTTAACAATTGTTGAGAAGTAAGGGAGGCATATGGATTCAGCGGCGCCGTTTCGCTTGTTATCGGCTGGAAATGGGTAATATACTGGGCCAGGTTGATGAACGTACCGCTCAGAAGAACGAAGCCCGTTGCTGTTAAATTCGGATTGGTCGATGCCGGAGCGGCCGGCGCCGGGAAGGTGTAGTTGAAATCCACCCCCGGGACCATAGTTCCATATCCCGTCTTCTCCATGTAAAAATCCCACCCGGCATAGGTAGGATCAGTATACTGAGTCCCGCCGACGGGCAGCTGCGTTCCGCCAATCAGGGATATGTTGTTGCGCACCTGGGTGATCAGGAAGTATGTGGACGGGTTCTGCGTCAGCAGGTTCCCCGCGGGGACGATGTACGGGCCATTGTCCTTCCACCATAAGGCGCCTTCAATCGGGGCATCCGGGAAGACGTTTTGATAGGGGACATTCTGCTGCTTATAGAACTGGATCCGCTGGGCGTGATCGATCACCACGGACTGCTGGAGGGCTGTATAGGTGTGGTTCTTCCACCATACACTATCTCCGACATTATACCACCCTTTTGAGAGATCGAATATCGGGAAGGGGTAAATGGCGTAGAAGATCGCCCATTGATTGCCCAAAAGCGTCCAGTTGGCGGGATTGAATACACCAGGAACGGTTACGGGCGTGCTGCAGGCGTAGACCTGGCCGGTAGGGTTGCCGTTCACCAGGGGGCCGGTGGGGGCCGTCGCAAGGACGCCCAGGGCATAGGCGTTGGCCGCCGAGAAGGCCGGAGCATTCAGGTAGACCCGGTCCCCGGCATTATAGGCCACGGTCGGATCGTACTGGGTGGTGTTGGTGAATTCCGCGGCGAGGTAGTACTTCTGGCTGAGGTATTCGGTGAACTTCTGCTGGGCGGTCTGCTCGAGAAGGGTTTGATAGGTTGGGTTGTTGCTGATGAGAGCTTGCAACACCACATCCTGTATAAAATTCAGATAATCGCCATTATAGAGATACCTTGACAAATTTGGGAGCGTTTCCCAAATTTATACTTTTTCCTGAAAAATGGCTTTTATTTTATCGGCGATCTCTTTCAGATAGGATTCGACCTGACTGTGAAGCTCCTGAAGTGTCGCGCAATCAAATTCTTTAGAGGCGACGTCCTGGCCCATAAATACAATGGTCACCCTACCATCCCAAGTTCGTCCGTAATGATTTTTGGGCGGATAAAATCGGCTGTTCACATCCAATATAGGACCGTCAAAGTCTAATTTGAAGCCACAATTGAATCGCCAACGAGGTCGGTCATAATATGCAGAATCATCCTTTTTTATCCCACCGTTCATTTCGTCCTGTAGCTTGTATGCCTGCTCCCAGCTTTCGGGGCATCCAGGTAATGGGTCGCCGCCGTTGAATATGAAATGCGTGCCGTCGGCGCCGATGTATTCGTTTTCGCTCATGGCTTTTTATTTGGTCGATTCGAATAATCTTCCAGTAATTGTTTGGCCTCATTCGGTCCCCGGAAAAAGACGATCGTGGCGAAATCGATCATATCCGCATCCCTCCATATTCGTTCCGCCTTCCCGGCAAATATCTTTCCCTCCATAGTATTTGCATCCAACGGCGGCCACCCCCCTTCGGGAGTCTTTGTGACAGGGCCGGTGAATGTTTTCAGTTTCGAAGCCTCCCGAACCTCATAGCCATTCGCCTTCAGGAAATCCGTGGCCTCCGCCAGGCGGCGCTCGAACTCCCGCTTCTTTTCCGATATCTTAGCCAGTTCAATATCTCGATCATCTACAAAGCCCTCAAACCAGCATATCTCGCTGTTGGGCGTCAGTTGCCCCATGGCGAATTTGGTCGTATCGAATTCTGCACCATGCTGCCGGATACATTCGGTCTGCAAATGGCAGATCATCTCATAATGGCCTTTGTGATCTCTAGGATTTATTTCCGTTCTGAATATCATAGTTTATTTTATACGTCCTTTGAAGTTTGGATGTTCGGAAACTCTCTGACCGCGGGCTTAGCAACAGATTCGGAAATTTGATAGTACCATCCTTTTTCATCCTCCCAGGCTTTGACCTTCCCTTCGTCGACCAATTCACCGAGGGCAGTGCAAAATATGGTTCTATTCCAGGAAGGTTGGACGCCCATGACGATTTGCGTGGCACCGACGATCATAGGTTGCCCCAAAATGTCCTCATCGAAATTCCCAGGTTGCTTGATCTGCCCATCGGACAAATATTCGATCATGAATTCCTTCGCCGCCATGATTATCCTGCCGTCGTTCATAATTTGGGTTTGTGCTGTTCCGAAATCTGCCGCAACCGGTCGTGCCACCTGCTTTGCCGCAGGTCATCTATCTGCTTTTTATACTCCTCCATCGTCTGAATCCGCTTCCGGCGCATGCGGGCCTCATTTCTGTCGGCCCATAACCAAACTACACCAATGCCCAACAGAATCAAGATAACCAATGATACCCCGATCCAGGTCGGGCTCAGGACCCACCACCAGGACCAGGAGATCACCTTGCAGAGCTTCAGGACGATGAAAGAGACCTGGAGCAGACCGGAGAAGCCGACGCCGCCGGATGTTGTGCTATCGCTCATGGTTTATATTTTGAATGCTTCAATTAGTTTTTGACTATGGTTCTTCAGGAATTCGAATACCTCCTTCGCCGTGTCGGTGAAAGTTACGCAAAGTTCATCACCGATCTGCTCACCCGGATCGGGAACATCCCAAATATCAACACTTCTCGTTTGCTTGAATTGGGAGATAATGATTGCAGCGAGTCTTTCCTCATGATCCAGATCATTTTCAGAAAAAGAGGCGTTGAAACATTTGACAATCGATTTCCTGCCATTCAAAAGCAGGGTTGCGGTAAATCCGACTTCGTAATTAGCAGCCCTGATATATCCATTAAATCCGGAAGCATGCGGAGCATATCGGCGAACCTCGCAGTCTATCAGGATTTCCCGAGTCATTCTAAAATTGTTGATTAACGACCGTTGAATCCGAATTGCCGTTCGCGTCCGACACGATCAGCGTAGCCTTTACAAAGCCGCCATAATTGGTGCCAAAGTACATTGTTTCCGGAACCCATTTATTCGGCCCCCACGGCATCATGGTTCCGTCGTCCTCATACATCCGGACGGTCCAGGTGGTGATCGGGCCAGAGGAAGCCGCCGGCGTCAGCGTCCATCCAGTAGAGCTCGGCGTGATCGAAAGGCTGGCGTGGAGACCGTTGCCGGGTGCCTGATTGGACTTCGTGCAGGAGAACAGGAAAAGAGCGGCGGCGATAATGATGATAGTTTTCATATAATTCGGGTTTGATTGACCAACAAAATACGCATTATTACAAGTTTTTGCAACGGTTTCGACGGAAATTGTTTATTGATAATCATGTGTTTATAATGAATATGGCCAATCAAGTTGAAAATCTGTGACGGTCTGATATTTTAGAAGATATTCACGGCCAAATGAGCAGCCGGTTGATTGGCGAACCATGTCCCCGGATGCCGTCCTTTTATAGCCGTGTGCCGCCAACATCGTGCATATAGTATCGTAAACATCGTTTTCCAAAAACAAGTATTCGTCCCTCAGCGAAAAATAAAGCGCGCCGAACCGCTCAACCGTCCATTCCGAAATGATGGGATCAGGAATCTGACTAAAGCCGCAGCCGATGTTATCCTGCATCCAGATGGCCGTGTCATACCAGACG